TATACTTCAGCACTATACACTTAATATTGAAGTTGGCAAGATGTTTCTGCTCAATCAGCTCAGCAGTTGTTGTTACCTTCTTTACGGCACCAAATAACCCTTCCAATACGAGTTTATGAGTCTGCGTACCGTCTAATGTTCCTGTGAATCCAAATCTATAGTCACAATCAATCATTTTGCTGAGAATACCAGACAAACTCTTTGCTTTGAATAAATGTGCCTCATCCCCTATTACCGCTGAGAATTGTTCAAACCACTTCTTTGGCATCTTATAGATTGATTGCCATGTAGAAACAATTACACGCTTATCTGTTTCAACATCATATCCATACATGATCTTATGAGCCATGTCTTTCAGATAATCATTGTTTGTATACGATGCAAAGTCCGATACCATCTGATGAACAAGCGAAGTTGTTGGAACAACAATCAATGCTTTTCCTTTTGTTTGCATCATTGTATAACAGATCAACAAAAAGATAATGAATGACTTACCAGATGCAGTAGGCGACAATAGAAGCGTCCTTTTCTGCCTTACAGCGTGAACAAATGCTTCTATCTGATAATCTCTAGGCTCCATGGTCAAATCAAGTCTAGCCATGAATTGACGTGCTTCTTCTATAGAGAACTCTTCTGCTGAAAAGTCTGTTAGGTAATCTAATGAGTAATTGCGTTCTTTGGCGAACGCTTCAATGTAATGGTTGACGCCACCATATATTAGGTGTGTACCAGTATTAAACATTCTGATCTTACCATCCCAGCGTTTGGCCCTTACTGCTGGAATGAAACGGGCACCAGGCACTTGAAAAGTAAAATACTCTCCGAGTTCGTATCCTATCGATGTATCACAATGTATTTTATTGTAGACGGAGTTGTACTTTTCAATTACTAGATCAGCCATTAGCCACCCATTTTAAATCTCTCCCACTCGATTGCTGATTTAATTTGAAATCCGCGAGTAGTCAAGCTCTTAATTATTGCTTCTACGAACTCAACCTTTTCTCTTTGCATTTCAACCTTTAGGCTTTGTGTTTGCAATTCCTCATCAGCTTCCATATGCATTGGAATGTCTGTGCGAAGGATTTTGAGAGGGTTGGGTTCCCATTCATGTTCTTTCAGACTTTCTTCTGAAATAGAACCATTGAACCATTCATACTTGTATTTGAATAGCGTCTTATAATCTCCTTCCATTTTGCGAAGGAGTATTCTCTCTTGCGAGAAGATTTTAAAGTATTTGGAATGTAGCTGGGGAATGCGAAGAGATTCTTCACCAAGCTCTGTACGGTCAATTTGAGCATCACGCTCCCACATCAATTGTATTTCATCAAGTTTCATAAAAAATTAGCACTTTTAAGGGACATAGTTGGATGCATTATCCCCTAACTGTAGTATAATTACAACGTGGTAATTGTATATTTTCTAAATTTAAATGTGCAAGTCGCTTCGAGGTAGTCAACATCATTTAATCGTGTATCAAATGCTAACGCTGTTAAATCAATAGGAAACGAATCTAAGAAAACTACTTCGTGGATTGGTTTCATTGCGCTTGATAAAATTGTAAGAGTAAGGTCAGAATACACTCCCTCTCCCTGATCAGCTAATGTTAGGTCTCTGTACTGGTCAAAATTATCTGGTTTACCTATTCCAACTAACCAGTTGTGGATTTCCATATACGATTTTAAGTCTTCGTCCATTTTAAACGTAATTGAAAGATCACCATACTCAAGATGATCACCAGCAAACACTTGTCTTGAAAACGGCGTAGGAACGTAGGTAGATCCTAAAGTAATAGAAGGCATCACTACAGATTGAACAAAGAAGTTCACGTTTGGTGCTTTCTTGATTTGAAATTTAAAACCTAATGGCGATAAAAAATTCGCATTAGATGGTGTATTAGTTGCTATCGACATTTGCGCCTCCTTGACTATTTATCAAGGCAAAAAAAAGGCCCACCGAAGTGAGCCTTTTTAAAGTATCCCTCTTGCGGGGATTCAATTATTACAATTATTTAGCTAAACGGTAACCTTTAGAGGAAGAGGTGCGTAAATTTGATTCACTCAATCCTTGCTGCTTAGCAAAATCATTTAAATTATAAACAATATGCACGCTTCCGTCAGGAAACTGGACGTTGTATGTTTTAGCTCGAGCTTTCCTAGTTGCTTCTTTTTGTTTATCAGAGGGAGGATGGCCTCTTAAAGCCGCACTTATCTTTGCTCCGTGTTCGGGCGTCGATCTCCATAAAGAACGTTTCTTGCCTTCTCGTATCTTTTGTTTATTTTCTTCTGTACGTTTGACACCACTAGCCCCATACTCTCCGCCAGTAGATATGTTATATCCTATAGACGAATCTGTGGTATTAAATCTTTTAATGCTTTCAATTTCTACTACAAGCGATTGCTCATAGTCAGTCGTTTCTAACAACACTTCTTGCTGCCATTCCTCTAGGGGATATTTACGAAATGCTTTCTGAATTGGACGCTGATACCCTCTACGCACTTCGCTCATATGATCTTGAAGTCGCTTCTTGAGCTTTCTACTAGTCCACCCGATGTAAATTTTACCGCTAGGTGAAGTTAGTTTATATACAGTATATGTTTTCATCGTGTCAACATCCTCTAATTAAGGTGTAGGAAAAGGGGTCCGAAGACCCCTTCCTTTATGAAGACCCTGTTACCAGGGCAATATCATAAAATATTATCTACAAGGACGCGTCTGTAGTAAACGTTGCTGTCTTTCGTTAGGGCGCCTAGACCAGCTGTAGCACCTTCTGCGAATGGGTTTGCAACCATACCGTAACGAGTCTTGAAGCCGATCTTAGGTTGGAAAGAACCTGTATCAACTGCACGAACCATTTGTAGAGGAACGTATGGGCAGTAGAATAGACCTGCATCAAATGCGGATGCACCTTTGTAACCAACAACCATGTAGTTGCCACCAGCGTATGGGTCGATGTAGACCTTGATACGGCCGTTCAATACACCAGCGAATGTAGCGCCAGTATCGTCAACTTGCAAGTTGTTGCTGTTCAACGCAGGAGCGTAATCCAACACACCAGCCATTTGCAATGCAGAAGCTACGTCTGAAGAGCAGATGATGATGTTACCTTTACCACGACGTGTGGATTTGGCGATTTGGTTAGCTTCACGTTCAACTTGGAACATCAAACCTTTGAACTTCTCAACAGACCAACGACCGTTAGAGTCAACGTCTAAGTCGAAACGACCTTGAGTAGTTGTGCCAGTGTTAGCACCTACTTGAGCAGTAACAGCGATTGTACGAACAACTTCACGGTTGATCTCAGCTAAGATTTCAGATGTCAAGATGTTAGACAATTCAGTTTCAGCGTCAAGACCATGAATTGCTTTCAAGTCTTGTGCCAATTCCATTGTGTATTCTGCTTTCAAAGCACGTGTCTTAGCAGTTACAGAAACTTTCTCGATAGAGAATGCCATTTCTGGGAATGCTGTACCACCGCTGATACCCAATGCTTCAGCGTTAGCTGTAGCCATGCCAGAACCGTAGTTGTAGATACCAGTTTCTGCCAAGTTTGCTGTACCAGTAGTAGTGTTACCTGGGTATGTACCAACATGCTTGTCACCAAGTGTGTTAGCGTTACCAGTAACTGTACTGAATGCTGTGTTAACTTCGTTGTAGAAAGATTCTACGCCAGAGTTAGATGAGTTGCTGTACTTAGCACGCATTGCGAAGATCAAGCCTGTTGGGCCTGTCATTGGCTGAACGCCGCAGATATCGTATGCGATTAAGTTAGGCATTGCACGACGAACCAACGAGATCAACACTGGGTCGAAATTGTCGATGTCTGCCCCTGTTTGGTTAGCGTGAGTAGCTTCTGTCAAGAAATTACCGCGTGCTGATCCGCTTTCGCGAAGAGCTTTTTCGGTATTCTCTAAAAGAACGGCTGTTACGCTGCGCTTATGAGTATCGGAGATCTTTGGGAGATCCTCGTGCTCAATAACAGGCTTCCATTTGTTTTGAATATCTTCTGATAGATACATAGTGGTTTCCCCTTCCTTGTTAAAAATTTGGGCTTGTGAACTTATTTATAAAACTTTTATTTCTTGATTGTTCTTGATATCGCAGAAACGTAGTTTGCAACTGGACCAGTCTGTTTAACTTGGGGAGCAGCCACTTCTTCGTCTAACTCAACAATCTCTTGCTCTTCGATAGTTTTAGCAACTACTTTCTTTTCAGTAAAGTATTGTTCTTTAACAATCTCTAGCTTTTTGCGATAGTTCTCTGCTGAGTCGAATTCAACGCCTTCAGCTAGTGTACGGAACTTTTCTGATTGAGTTAATGCAAGACCTTCAGAAACTTCATCGAAGATTTCATCTTGTGTCTTTGCTTCAACAACAGAACGCAACTCAATGTTTTCCGCAACTACGCTGTTTAGTTGAGCTTCTAGCTCTTCTAATTTACTAGCGAGTTCTTCAACAACATCAACTTTTTCTTCTGGAACTTGGATGTATGACTCTTCAAACAAAGTCTTCAACTTAGTCATAAACTCTTCTGCAATTTGTGCATTGAGTGATGAGTCGATAGCAACTTGGTTGTCTTTCATCCACTGTTCAACAACGTAATCTAGGTAATCGCTTACTTGAGCAGACAACTCTTCTACGAGCTCATCTTTCTGCTTTGCGAAAGACTCTTCCAATTCGGTTGTCTTGGCAGCATACTCTTCTTCTAATGCTGTACGCTCTTCAGCGATACGGCCAGCAACAGCAGCTTCGAAAATAGTAGTAGCTTTAAGCTTGAATTCTTCGGAAAGGTCGTCACCAAATAAACCGTCAATTTCTTCTTTCATAGAAGAAGAAGCGGCACTTGGTTTAGTAGCAATGGTAGCTTTGTTCTTTGCAGAAGCATCGCCCGTCATGGCTGTGTTATTTTGCATATCTGTATCTTGCACTTCGCCAGCCAACTTATCAGAAGCCTTATCGCCTTCAGATTTGTCGCCCTTGCGGTTTGCATGTACATTACCAGTTGCTACTGGATCTGCACTCTTTGTAGCGCCGGTAGTACCGCCGCCAACTGGATCAGATGCTTTTTCTAGCAGTTCTTTTTGTGACATAGTTTTCTCCTAATTTTGAGACTATTGATATTTATATGTTTTATTTATTTGAAAGCGATTTTACAAAGTGTTCCCACACTTGAATCGTTGTACTTTCTAATTCTTTTGCACTAGCTTTTTCGATTGTACGCTTATAGCTCTCAACTTGTCTTTGATGTAACATACCATTGTCCCATACCCACTCTACGCCTTCCATAATTCCTTGCACAAATGCATCAGGAGCTGAAGGATCTGCAACAATATCAGCTGCAGTCGCCAAGTAGAAGTCTTCTTGTACTTCCATTACACCATTTACTTCTTTAAGAGAACCCATACCGCGTGTTGATACGCCAAGCTGTACGCCGCTTTCAAGCAGATTCTTTGCAATATTACCCATTGGTGTAGAAAGCACTTTTGCTTTACCAATGAAGTTGTTACCATCTTGTTTCAGTTCTACAATCTTATGAGAAACCCGATCGAGATTAATTGACGGGCCATTTGGATGGCCAAGTTCGCCAAGCGCTCTGTTTGTTTCAACATATTGTTTGTTGTAACGAGCTACTTCGCGTTCTAGAATTGGGAGCTTGTAGATACGGCCATTTCCATTCTTGGTCTCTGCTTGCATGTAGATACCAGTAATGTAGAGATCTTTTTTGCCGTTCTTTTCTTCTACAATGTATTGTACGTCTTCGACGAGTTCTGTAAAGAGTTTCATTATTGATATGACCTATCTGATTGTTTATGCAGCACAACTATGTAGTTGGTGTTTGCACCGGACACTTGAATAATAACGTTAGCTGACTTCTTATCAGCATCTGGAACTACTCCGTTACCTGCAAAATCAAAATAACCATTATCTTGTGAAGCAACTCTTACAATAGCGTTGTTTGCATCGGTTGTATTAGCGCGGTAAATAACAACTGAACCACCGCCCTCTGATGAGCAGTATACTTGAGCAAGGGTAGCAGATGTTACTGTTTCGCTAGCAGTAGCGAGTTCACTCAACTGGTATGTCGCATTCGAGCTACCACGAATAACAATTCTATTGCCTGGTTGGTTGGTGACAATAACAGCCATTATTCTTCTCCTAGTCTCTCTTCAACTAAGTCCATTAGTTGATCAAATGCTTCATCCGATTCGAGCATTTGTAAAAATTCTTGTTTGGCTGCTTCATCTTCTAGGCCGTCGTAAACAGATTCTAGGACTGAGGAATAGGCTTCTATCAATTCAGCTTCATCTTGTTCTTGTTGCTGATGATAGTGTACTGCTTCGAGAATTGAATCGAACTGAGGAGCAGCTTGCTCTTCTTCTACTGATTCGTTCATTGGTTCTGGTTTTGTAACTTGAACAGGCTTAATTCCCATTACAGCATATTTTAATTGATCGTGAACTTGCTTAAGGCCACTATGTACGCCAGCAATATCCATTGCATGGTAGTCGCCCACGTGCTTCTCGCCTTTGAGATGCTTCTTGTAGTCGCCAAGCATATTGTTGATTTCCTTAGCATAGTCCATTGCTTGACCATGATGGAACTCAGCGTTCTCTTTTGCTTTGGCATTGTAGTCAAGTGCTTCAGCAACTTTCTTAGCTGTTGCAGTAGCAATAGCCATTTTCTTACCCATAGGCATATCTGGATTCTCACGCTCAATTGCTTTTGCAACTTCTTCGCGCTTGGACAGTTCTTTCATTGTTAAGCGTTTTTCATTCACGTCTTCTGCTTCCTTTGCATTATAGCCATGCTTCTCTTTTTTGCGCTGTACTGGCTTAATGTTAGATGCCTTGAACAATTTATCATCATTGCCGTTAGCATCTTTAACTCTATTGATCTCGTGATCGTCAACAAACTCTTGAGTGGCTTCTGTAGGTGCAGGAGCATTACCCTTTTTAGAAACAGGGGAATTGTCTTTAAAGACTTTATCTGGGCCTACTTCACCAGGCTTTCTCGTGCCTTGGTCGTGTTTAGGGCCTTGGAAGCCGTAAGCTTCAATTAATTTCTTGAGCGTTTTCATCAGATTCCTCGGAATGTTCTTCTTGTTCTGTTTCGTTGCCTACTTCTGTTTCCGCCTGCTCAGCTTCAGCTTCTTGCTCTTCTGCAGATGCTTCTACTTCTTGTGGTTCTTCTTCAGCACCATTAAACATCTGGTTTGCTACTTCGCGCTTGCGGGCATCAATTGCGTCATACATGCGCTGACCGACTAGGTCATTGAAAGCTGTAGCAAGATTCACAGCATCTTTTTTAGCTGCAAAATTAACGATATCAGTAGTGGTAAAAGCAGGTGTTGTCATATGTTCTCCATTATTTATACATTTTAATTTTGTTGGGTAGAATTATCTGGTTGAGCCCCATTTTGCTCGGGCAACGGAGGGTTAAAAATTGGATTATTCAACTCTTGTTTTATCTCAGCATCCATCTCATCCATCAACTCTTGATCTTGTCTAAAGATGTGTTGACGTGCCCAACGATTCGAATAATACTTACCAATTGCGCCTGTTTGTAGTAGCGATTGGAAAGCATTAATCTTATCATTCATTATCTCTATTTCTTTTAACTCAGAGAAATAGTTGTCCTTAGCATACTCAAATTTAATGCTTGGAGAGAAGTTCTTCCAATCTTCTTGAGTAATAATACCTTTTAAGATTAGTTGTTTTTCTAATGCTTTTAAGAATACGTGATTGAAACGAGTACGTAATCTGTCAATAAACTTAGCAAACTTAACTTCGTCTCTTGAAATCTCTGTTGCGCGACCAATCGTGAATCCTGTCTCTGCCTCTAAACGAGATACAGGAACATTTAATGACTTAAACAATACTTTCTGGAAGTATTCAACATCAGTCATCTCACCTAAGTTTTGACCACCTGGCAATGTCTCAATTTGAGTACCACGATTACCTTCACGGCGTGGTAACCAAAAGTCTTCCAACATTGTCATAAACTTACGATCGTCCCGGATCTCTCCAGTAGATGCATCATACACAACTTTGTTCTTATGGCGAGTCATCATATCACGTAGATATTGCTCTGCCTTCATCTTTGGAAGATTACCTACGTCAATATAAAATATACGACGCTCAGGTGCTCTTGAAATTCTGTAAATAATTGTAGCATCCTCAAGCGCTCTCAATTGGTTGAGTGGCTTGATTGCTTTGTGTAGGTACGATATAACTAATGAATTAGTCTTGTCTAACAAACCAGACGTTACATAAAGGATACTATCTTTAGCAATCTTTATACCAGTCGTCGCTGTAGACGCAGAAGCAGGGCCAGATGATGGACGTCCACCAAAGCCCTTTTCATTGTATATGTAATATTCTTGTTCACCAACCGTAACTTCCGCTGAGGAATAGTTATTATTAACTTTCTTACGTTTGGTCTCTTTAACTTTTTTGATCTTGCGGGGATCAATATATCTTAATTCTTGGATCCCTTGTTTAGGATCGTTTTTGTCAATGATCGCTTGATAATATAACCGACCATCAACATACCAACGCTTGAAAACATCATATCCTTGATGTTGAAAATCGAACAAGCGCAAGATGTTGTTAAATTCTTGATGGAATACTTTTTTAACGTTGTCAGGTAAATCCCTAATGTTATCGAGATTTAATTTGACTGTCTCATCAGTATCTTGAATAATTGCTTCATTTACGATATCATCAACTGCAGATTCAACCTCTGCATGCATAACCATTTCACGATACTTGGTTACCAGTTCTGATTCGTTCTTTGCAGCACCCTCTAAATCAACAACCGTTCCATAGGAACCACCGGCAGCTACTACTAGCGACCCGTCATCGTTTTGTTTAGGGATAAATTCATCAAGGTTCTGTTTTTCAACATTACCTCTCCTACGGAACTCAAAACCTAGGAACTCCATATTAACTCCAATTAATGAGGCTGGATTTAACCAGCCTCCATATTATTAAGCACCGCCGGCGTCGCCGGTTGTTCCACCACTAACTTCCCACCAATCGTAAGCAAATGTAACTTGGAACTCTTGAATTGTATCAGTTGAATTCCAATCTAAATCAATTGTAGACACTTCAACAGGGAAGATACCATTGAATGTATATTCTCTAATTGGTACACCAGTCTTTGAGAACTGTTGTACTTGTGCTGTTGATTTATATAGTAAAGGTGATGCAGCGCCAAATCCTCTCAAGTTTCCTTGGAAAGTATTGATTTGGTTTGACCACTCTTCCATTGCATTACGGATCAGGAAGTCTTCATCGTTGATTACAACGACCGTCCATTCCCCAAATGTTCTATCTCCAGCTAATCTAACCTTACGGCCAAAGTAAGGTACTTCAATAACTCCCAACGTTGCGGCTGGGATTTGTGAGGCTCTTACCATGAAAGGGATCTTAATGTCCCCTACAGCATTGGCAGGATTAGAAAGCGTCACTTGGAACAGCGAATTACGCGCTCCGCCAAGTGTTAGTTGACTTCTAATTTCATTTACATTAAATGCCATTTCTTGTTCTCCTTATTCTTATTTATTCGGGATTAAAACTGACCCACGACTTCAGAGAACTCAACACCTGTTCTAACCGCCACGAAGTTCAACTGGATAAAGTTGATAGACTTAGCTGGTTTGATATAGATGTCACCAATGAACTGATTCGAATCAATGACTTGCGTCGTATTGTTAGAATCGTCACATACAACCTTAAACGCTGTAATACCACGACGACCTTGTACATCACGCAAGAATGGTTCAACCAAATTCTTAAATTGTGCGCGTGTAAATTCATCATTGAATTCAAACAACAATGATTTAGCAGCAGTAGAAATCGCTTTCTCCAACACAATGAACAAACGACGTACGTTAATACGATCGAATGCAGATGGAAGGCTTAACAATGTCTTATCACCAAACAATACAGTACCTTGACCAGGGAATGTAACAACTGGGTTAACTCCTGCTTTGTAAAGAACGTCACGGTCTGTCTTATTTGGATTGTATGCTAACTTAATGATGTTCTTGATTTGTCCACGGTTGAAACCGGCTGGAGAGAACCAAGGATCGCGTGTATCATCAGTACGCACACATAGACCAGCAGTATCGCCGTTCAGCGGTACATAGCGGTATACGTCATTGTATTTGTCATACTGGTATTTGTAACCAGAATCTAATACAGCATACGATGTTGAACGTAAAGAGTTACGGAAAGTGATAACTGAATCAGCCTCTGCTCCGATATTACGTACTACGTCTGCTTTGTCTGGTGATGCAAACACAACGCAATCACGACGACTCTCAGCAACGTTATCGATTAGATAGTTTGCTAATTGCTCACCGTTTGTGCCTCCACGTGCTTTACCAGTTAACACCAATGAGATGTCAACGCTTTCAGCAGATCCAAATAGATCGTAACCACGAGCTACATCTCCAAACACTACTGCATCTTCTGCAGGACCATCAGATCCATCGACAAAAGACAATGAGAGTGGTTTTGTGTTAGTAGAAGTTGTAATGTTTGCAGCAGTATTTGATACAGCGTTCGTACGATCGTTTGCTAACCAGATGTATGAAGATGCATCATTGATTACAGTCTTGTAATAGTTAGAAGCGCCGTCAACTGTCTTAGCATCAGATGCACGAGAAAGTCCACGATAAACTTCTAATACTGTGCCTGGAACTCCTGTGAATTCGCCGTCTTCGTCAACAACAGCAACGTGTACTTCGTCTACAGCAGACGTGTTACCGAAGCTGGAATTGTAAGACGAAGTACCTGGCGCGCGATCAACAGAGTTGAAGAATTCCCAATAGCGTGTAAAATCCTGTACGGATGTATTAGCGGCAAGATTATACGTACCGTCAAACGATACGGTAAAGTATGCATGGGTAGCATTGACTGTTGGAGCAGCATCAAAAGAAGAAATTTTCAGATACTGCTTACCAATAGATGAATTACCAACAGAAATAACATCGCCGACTGTTAATGAGCTAATAATGCCAGCTGCAATTGTGTTGACTGTTGTCAAGTTTGCACCGACTGCATTAGCCAATCTAATTGTTGCTGTGTTAGAGCCAACAGAAATTGTTGTACTCGTTAATGTTGTATTAGTGTTGATAGATGAATTTGAGATCAAATTGATCTGTGAAGAGTAGGCGTTTGTGGAATCGCAAACAGAAATCTTCAATGAGTTGCCGGCAAGACCAGGCCACTTAGCAATATACAATACATCTGTATCGCCTGCAAGCGTTCCGTCGCCATCTTTTTGATCGAAATCATCTTGATTTTTGACGTTGAAAGCTGTACGAGTGGTAACAGAACCAGTATTTGCTATTGAGTTCCACACACCAGCTGTGTTTGTAGCAGCAGTTGTATTGGCTGTACGAACGACATACAGTTTATTACCGTATGATAAAAAGTTCGCAGCAGTGAAAAATGTTTCGGCGTTGTGGTTTGTAGGCTTACCGAATCGAGAAACAAGAGTAGATTCTGAATCAATCAGAACTCTTGTGTCTACCGGACCCCACTTGAAAACACCTGCAATTGCACCTTCAGTTGAAGAAACAGCAGGAGTTACAGTAGTTAGGTCGATTTCGGAAAAGTTTACGCCAGGACTAACTTGAAATGGCATTTGTGTCTCCCCTAATAAAGGTTATATTTTGTAACTTCATGGTATTTATAATTTCGCTAATTTAACAGCCAGTTGTCATTGTTTTTGTGGACGGCAATAACTGGTTGATCTTCAAAAACATCTTGGCCGTCATCTACGATACCAAACGGAGTCAGCGCCTCCTCAATCATATTTTCCTGATCATTATATATTCTTTGTCTTAAATCGGTGCTTGTCAGCTCTTTTACAAATGGCTGTTCAATCATCCATGAAAACAAAACACATGGCATAACGAGGTCATCGTGCCCCTCTTCCGCCTCATAGGAATTTCCTTTTGCTGAAAAACGGTACAATTCTTGAATCAGATCAAAATCGTTCAGAATAATCTTGTCGTTTTCCACCATTGATTTAAAGTTTGAACATCCAACTCTCTTAACGGTTGTGGATGTTTTTACACCAAGTTGAGCGGATCCACTAAATCCTCCAGTGATCCTTTGTCCGGATCTTTGATCGGAAGAGGTATAGAAAATGTTCTCGTACTCGTGTTCGTAATATAGGATATCCGCAACTTGTTTGCCAATATCGTTTGATTCTATTAAGCAATACGCCATGTTGTAATGCTTAGCAAATTGGTATATTATAGAAGGATATAATAATGACGAAATCGTGTTGTTCCTGTACACAGCCGCCACTTGGTATGGAAACTCGGTTATGTCGATTATCACAAACGCGGAATAGTCTAAACCTAAGGCCCTTGACGTATCAGCAATAAGTGTATATAATCGGCTTTGAGCCGGTTCAAGATATACCTTAATATCCTCTGTTTGCTTCAACGGAGTCGAGTAGGTTAACATCCTTAACTTCGTTGGACTAATCAAAGTATTAGAAGAACCTAAGAACTCACAATCATATTCTTGTCTGAATTGTTCCTCAGACGTGTTCCTGATAACTTCTGCTTTCCAAGCAACATCTCTTCCAGGAACATCGGACCAATGAACGTCTACACGTTTATAATCATTTCTCTCTTCTTCACTATCCTTCCACAGCTTGTAAAACATATTCAACCCGTTTGGCGTTGATGTGATTACAACCTTTGTCGTTTTACCAGATGAAATCGTAGGGTAAACGGATTGAAAGAAATCCTCTTGCATATTATTAGGTACGAACGCAAACTCATCCAAGTAGATTAAGTTCTGAGATGTACCACGAATTGCTGATGAAGATGTAGCAGATGCTAGAATCTTTGAACCATTAGCAAGTTCAATATAACCTTTATTCCACTCAACGACACCTTGCTGTAGCCATTTTGGCAAATGCTCAAACGCAAGCTGAATACGACCTAAGATCTCACGTGCTTGCGATAACTTATTAGCAAGAATTGCGACTGAGTAATTTTCATTGAATAAAACATAATGTAAAAGAATCGATGCAACTGTTGTCGTTTTACCGACCTGACGAGGCATCTTACATATTACATAACGCTCTGATTCAACTAACCTGACAATGTCTCTTTGAAAGTTCCACATATCAAATGGAACAAGACCCTTATCGACGTTTACAATCTGGACATATGTTTCAATAAAATACAATGGATCACGAGCACACTTTGCATACTCAATTACTTGTTCTTTAGAAAACTCTAATGTATCCCTGATCCCAACAAGGTTTTGATTACCATTATATGCCATTATTCAATATCTTTTATGTTGTTTGATTTTAATGCTTTTAACAATTCAGCAGTCGAACCAACAAACAAATTATTATTAACGGTTTGAGGATTGAGAGCATTATCAGCTTTCTCAATCTCTTTTCTTTTTTTAGTCAAATCGAGTAAATCTTTATTCGCTTCAACCATTGTCTTAACAAGATTGGCAGCAACTTCATATGCTCTTGGATGTTGACCCATACCAGCAACATCAAGAATTCCTTGAAGTGCTTCGTTCCCTTTTTCTATCGTATTGATAATATTGCCACGAGCATATTCAAAGTCGTTTGTGACTTGATCGCTTTGGGTAGCGGGAAGTATCTCTTGTTTTTGCAAAGGAGCAATACCTAAGCTTTGAGAGATTTTATCCGGAGAGTTTGACGATGAATCCATAGTTACTATTCGCAGTTATTTCATTTCTATCTATAGACAACGAAGCATTCGATGTTGGCTGGCCGTTTGCTGTTAGGCCTGGTTCAACACTTGCTCTATCTACTGGATCTACAATATTACCAACTGCTGCATCGATGCTATCAAAGCCTGATGTATCAAAGAAGTTTGTGTTGGCAAGCGTAATTACCTTAGATTGTCTAACTGGTCCGTAGAAATATCCTTTCATTATAAAGTCAAGTGTCCATGTAATTACACGTCTTTCTTCAAAATTCCCTTCATAAGAATCTTGCGGAGTAACGTTTAATAACACAGTCGGGACATCCAACTTGTATCCCATTTCAGGTAATACGTTTATTGTTGCTGTCCATTCTGGCGTAAAGTATGGAAGAATCTGCTCAAGGATTTGAGTGCCGTCTTCTTGATTCTTTACCATAATATATAGCGAGAATGAAATATCGTATGGAACTGGATTGTATTGATATTTTAATTGCTTTGGATCTGCCCCAACTTTTGCGCTTCTATTAATAGTAGGCAATTTTCTAGTTGGTGAATATGACATAGTAGTAATCTCAAATGCCATTCTTGGCAGAATCATTGCTACTGGTCTTTGTAAATTTGGGTCGCTATCTAACCTTGCAAGCACCTTTTCTCTTGGTGCATACATTAGTGGGACCTTAATTGTGTTTGTTACATTATGTACAGAATCAACTCTATTAACATAAATGTCATTAAACAACGTTCCGAACAACGTTACGTATTTTCTTAGAGTGCCGTGATAAAAAGTACTAAACATTACGGATTATTCTCACTAAATGGATTGATCTGAGTGAAGTCAATAAAGTCGTCTGCTTCTGCTTCTATCTCATCATTCTGAGCTGTTGGGTCGTTAACATCGATATCATATGCTTCTTGGACAATTGAGAATCCATCTTCATCTTTCAACTC